CCTTAGGTGCTCCTTGCTTTCACGATTTTGCTACCACTCCAATGGCAGATGAATGGCATCGTGAACGAATGCTTGCAGAGTATTGCTTACAAAGAGGCAGTAAATGAACGAAGATTGGGTATTCTTAAGTAAAAATAATCAAGACGAGTATATCAACATGCTAGCCCGTAGTGCTGGCACAGAACCGACCGACAGTGATTACTTTGATTTCCATTATGATGTTGAAATGGATCACAGAAAAGTTGTGCTGCGTGGTATACTCAAATACAAACTCATGCACAAGTGTTGGGCAGGCTCACACGATTTCTGGTACATGGATTCAGGTTACGTGGGCAATAATGTTGGCAGTAAAAACAGCCATGGCTCAAAGCTTTATCACAGAATAGTAAAAAATGATCTACAACAGAACACAATAAAAGAACGACCTGCTGACAGATGGCAAGCATTAGGTATCACCCTGCATCCGCGTCGGACAGGATCAAAGATTATAGTAGCAGCACCAGACGAAAAACCCTGCAGATTTTACGGAATTGATCAGGCCAAATGGGTAGAGGAAACTGTTGCACAACTTGCACAACTAACAGATCGGCCTGTTGAAGTAAGACAACGGGCTCCGAAAAGAATTGACAGAATTGTAACTACTCCACTAAATCATTTACTAACACAAGATGTACATGCTGTGGTCACATTCAATAGCGTTGCCGCAGTAGAATCTATACTGGCAGGGGTGCCGGCATTTGTATTGGCACCCAGTCATGTGGCTCGGCCTGTTGCAAATACCACACTTGATAAAATAAACGAACCGTTTTGGCCAGATCGTGCCTTGCTAGATGCTTGGTGTCATAGTCTGGCATACGGGCAATATCATGTGAGAGAGCTTAAAGATGGAACAGCATTTAGGATGATGCAAGAATGAAAGTCGTAAGTTATACAGCTACTTTACCTAAGAAAGAAGTATACACACCAGAATCTTTGCAAAAAGCACAGGATAAAAGCAACACGCTTAGATACTTTGCACAGGGTGTATCAAAATTTGGTGACGAGGGAATCATAGAAGATTCAGCAGTATATCAACCAAGCCCTGTTGCTGTAATCTTAGGCTGGGTTCACGAAGAAGGCAAGACTGCACCACATTTACAATTGCGACAAGATATTCTCAACGGACAAAAACAGTCCAACAATCGTACTATCATAGCAGACTCAAATTTGTTTCTGTATAAAAATACAAACAATCCAGGCTATTGGCTACGCTACAGCTACGACGGAATATTTCCCAACACAGGCGAATACTGCAATCAAAATCCTGACCCTGCTAGATGGATAGAAATACAAAAACAGTTAGGAGTTAAATTGGCCAACTGGAGAACTCGTGGTGATCATATTTTACTATGCTTACAACGAGACGGCGGCTGGAGTATGGCAGGCTGGGACGTGTTAGATTGGGCTATTAAAACTATCACAGAAATAAGAAAATATTCTGACAGACCCATTAGGATTAGACCGCACCCGGGCGATAAAAGAGCTGTCAAATACTGCGAGAGATTAATAAAGCTCTGCACTGGTAGAAGACTATTAAACATACATCTAAGTGAATCGGGTAGTAGTCTTGTTCGCGATTTCAAGCAGTGCTGGGCTGTGGTTAGTCATAACTCCAGCCCTGGTGTAGCAGCGGCCATTGAAGGTGTTCCAGTATTTGTAACTGACCCAGAAAGAAGTCAAGCAAAAGAAGTTGCGTGTAGTGAGATTTTTAAAATTGAGAATCCACTCATGCCTGATCGTCAATCTTGGATAGAAAAAATTTCGCAGTTTCACTGGAGCCACAACGAGTTAAAATCTGGGGAGTGCTGGGCGCATATGAAAGGATGGGCAAATAAATGATTGAAGTTATTACAAGTTTTAATCAGAGATATTATGATCTCATCGGCAAGGATAGTGTAAGAAGTTTTCTTAGATACTGGCCCAAGGAACTAACTCTAACTTGTTATGTAGAAGAATTTAAATTAGCCACTCGCAGTAAAAGAATAAAGCAAATTGATTTTTCTAAATTAGAGCCTGATTATGCTCAGTATCAGGCGGATACAACTCTAAGACAGTCAGATAAAAAGTTTGCTAAAAAAGCGTACAGTTTTATGCACGCCATGAATAATAGCACCGCCGACTGGATAGTATGGGTTGATGCCGACGTAATCACTGCTAAGAAACTGCCAATATCTGTATTGACTGATTTATTACTGCCCGAATGTTTAAGCATGTATATGGGTGTGATCTACGACAAAGGCAAGGACGGACAACCCGGCAACTGGTTAGTGCCTGAAACAGGAATATTTGCAGTCAATACTCAGCACGGAAGATTTAAACAGTTCAGAGACGAATACTGCAGAAGATATCGCGAAAGAGATTATCAAGATCTGCGTAGATTTTACGACAATGATGTATTCGGTGCTGCGTTAAATGTGGTACAACCAGTTGAAGTAAACGATCTATGTGCAGGATTTCAGAAAGGATATAAAACACCTTTAAGACATACAGTACTAGGTGAGTATCTCAATCACTACAAAGCCAAACACTCAAAGGCCGAGTACACTAAAACAAATGTTGACGATATATGTGCCGACTAATAAGTTTTTAACTTACTGCCCAATAACTTTCGCCTCGAGGTTTTATTAAATCCTTGTCCAGGCTCTTTCCGTAATCTTTACGATTGCCCTTGAGATGATCTAAATATTTTCCCCACTCTGTATTGATCAGCGGATGTCCTTCACCTTGCTTGGGGAAATTTGCACTCCAATTCAGTTGAGTCCAAGCTGGTACTGTGGCCGCAACACGTTCTCTAGTGCGGTCAAATACCCAACAGTCGTGAAACTCTTCCATGGCCAATACACCTGTTTCGGCATTGTCGTATGCAGCCTGCATCCATTGAATGAATAATATATTGGCACTATTACTCATGTTGATAGCCCACAGCCCAGTTTCTGTAAACTTACGCTCTCTACCAATAAATGCAATACTAGCAGTAGTAGGTATTAGTTGTTCTATAGCAGCCACGGTAATTGGACTATGGCATACCATATCAGCATCCATCCAGATAACTGTATCTAAAGTCCGGCTGGCAGTATCACACATGGCATAGACTTTGTTGCTGAAGCGTACAGCGTCCCAACGGAATCCAAGACCTTGTTGCTTGCCTTTCTTGTCAACAGGTCCAACACCTAATTGTCCAGTGGCTCGGAGATCATTCTTGTATTTTTCCTTAAAGGCCACTAACTTAGGACATTGTGCATGCAGATCATACACAGTGAGATTAGGCGCAGACTGAGTAACGTTGCAGTCTTCTGCGTATACATACAAATGCACTTCTTGGGGCCAGTTTTTTAAAAATGTATCAATCATTTTACTACCGTACTTGTCATAGCCAGCGTTGTGGAATGTAGTTACTACAGAAAATTTGCGTGTCATGTTTGTCCTTAAATACAGCAAGGTATTTAACTATATGAACATCAGTCTTTTTAATAATTTTGGTGCATTAAACAGTCGTCCTGTATTTGCTGCATTTCAGCAAGGACTACAGAAACTAGGGTTTCAGTCAACTATTCATGATATGACTGCCGATGTTGCTGTAATATGGAGCGTGGTATGGGCTGGACGCATGAAGCAGAATCAAGCGGTTTGGAAGGCGTTTAGAGCAGCAGGCAAGCCAGTTATTGTATTGGAAGTTGGCATGTTGCATAGAGGGCATACTTGGAAGGTAGGACTCAATGGAACCGGCAATCAATCCTACAGTAAACAGGATCTTGATATAACAAGGCCGCAACAGTTGAATCTAAATATATCTCCGTGGCGTAATACCGGTGATGATATTGTAATAGCGGTACAAAGATACGACAGTGAGCAGTGGGCGGGGCAACCATCAACAGAGACTTGGCTAAAACAAACAGTCAGTACTCTTAGACAGTATACCGACCGCTCAATAATAATACGCAGTCATCCTAGACAAGAAGTAGTGGTGTTGCCGGGCTGTCTAGTTGATCGGCCTATGCACATACCTAACACATACGACGATTACGACTTTGATAAAACCCTAAGGCATGCATGGGCTGTGGTAAATTGGAACAGCGGCCCCGGAAGTCAAGCCATTATGTCCGGAGTTCCTGCATTTGTAGGGCCCGATAGTATTGCTGCACCTGTGGCAAACTTAGACTTGTCGCAAATAGAAACGCCCAACAAGCCTAATCGAGCTCAATGGCTTGTTGAGGTTTCACATAGTGAGTGGACTGTGGATGAGATAGCAGCAGGAATACCTATTACAAGACTACTTGGCAAACCCAACTGATTCTCGTTCAATATCGTTATGATCAAACTCTGCCCAGTACAACTCAAACGCTACTGTGTCTTCAACTGCTTCAAACTGATGGAATTCGCCTGGGCTAACCTTTGTAAATTGCCCTGCTGTTAAGATCGTTTCGTCAACAAGATCATAGTTGTTTTTCCAAACACGGATAATAAGTTTACCTGATTCAACAAAGAATCCGTTCCACTTATACTTGTGTTTATGTTTACTACAAGTACCACCAGCTTTGGCTTCGATACGATGAAATTCTAGTACGCCGTTTGCTTCCAGCAGTTCGGTCTGCCCCCATACTTTTCCTGCTTTCATAATTATCCTATTGTTGTGACATTGATCTTAGACTTTTATCAAGCCAAGGTAAAACTAAATCTCTTTGCCTTACGTAACCATGTCGTTGTACTGATTGCATAGCCGACTCCGGCAGTAGATCCAGATCACTTAGTTGATACCAGCTAGTGGATCTTGGGTCCTGAGGTTTGTGTTTGCTTTTATAAACTACAGCATGCAACCAACAATCAGTGGGCATTTTCTTAAAAAACCCGCTGCCGCAATCAAATCCTGATACTGCCAGGGCATGTATTAGACTAGTCATAGTCCAGTTGTAATAGCAATAATCGTACTGATCGTAGGCCTGCACGTTAAATTCAAGATTGGTGGTCTGCGGTATAACGATTGCAAGCATGCCGCCTTCGCTCATGGTTTCCCACCAATTTGACAATGTAGCAATAGGAGTAATTGCGTATTGAAAAGAATCGTGACTCCATACTACATCGAATTTGTTTTTTTGCGACGGGAAAGTCTGCTCGAAGTCTCGGTTTGAATATCTTATATTACGATACTTGTGAGTCATAGCTAGTTCTGGAACTTGATCTACTCCTACACATTTAATGTTGAGAGGTCTTGCTGATTGGTCTCTTGTAGTTCTTGTAGCCCACCATTCTAAATCGTGACCTGCACCGCAACCCATGTCAACAACACTGGTAATGCTTTGCATAAAATCATCGTATTCATACAGGTAGTTAAGCGTTTCAAGGCTGTGCTGATGACTAAGTTCTGGGCTACTAAATTGTGTCATACTTGTACGTCTTCCATTCCTGCTGTTCTAAGTCTAACAATATGACCACTCATCCATTGCTTGGACTCAAGTCCTTTCATTATACCCAGCCACTTGTTACGCAATAATGCTACTTCGTTAATGATTGTTTCAAAGTCAATAACTTCATCTTCGCCGTCAACATATTTTTCAGCATCACGACTGGTTAGTGCTCGTGCATAACCTTCTAGGTATTTTTGAAAATGTCTACGGCGAATTTTTCTTAGCTGTATGTTAAGGAAGTTGAGCACCGCTTCAATCTCTTGTAGTTGATTAAAGCGATGCTCAGTGATGCCAGGTAGTTCTTTGATGTTAATTTCGACATATCCGCCGATACGAACATCACGCTTGGCATCCACAATCTCACTTTCATAATGAGCTATAAAATCAGGAATAGTACCAAGGTCTGCAACTACGCGATTATACCACATGATTAGTAATCTTCTTCCTCGTCATCTTCCTCAAAATCATCATCGTCATCAATTTCTTCTTCGTCATCGTGATCATCAAGATACCCTTGCAGGGCTTTTTTAACTTCAGCATCGCCTCTAAATGAGTCGCGGATATCATCTGCATCAAAGTTACTATCTACAAGTAAATTGACCAAGGCATCCGCTGCTTCTGTTCTGTCCAAGGGACCAATGTAACGTTTAAGTTCTTCCCATACTGCTTGTGCTAAATCTACTGACATTTATTCCTCCCCGTCTGTTTCAACGTCAACGGTACTTACCTCACTTTTTTGTTTTGAAAATTCTTCCATAACACGATCTAAACAACCATCCTCGTTGCTTTCCCAGGCTTTGCGGAACTGTTTAATAACTTCGCCATCAGGAGTTGTAAATGCAAGACGATTGCCATCTTTCTTTAACAAGCTACGTTTCTCAGCCAAGTCTACAAGGCCGCTGTAAGGATTCATACCTGTTTCATACGGAATTTTGACCTGGACGCCTTCAAAAGGTTTAGCATAGCGTGTCTTCATGACTTTGCAAGCGGCTCGGATACCCATAACGTCAGAGATCTTATTTCCGTCTTCATCTTCTTTCAACTTCAACTTCTTCATAGCAACAACAATACTACTTGCATAGATAAAGCCTTGACCACCTGAGATCTTGTCGTCTGGATCAAACATGTCTTGACTTGCATATGTGTGATTGGTACATACCATGCCCACGTTGTAGCTACCAAACATGTTGACACAGTTACGAACCAGTGCTGTAAGTGCCTTAGGCTTACGACCCAAGTCACCTTTCATTTCGCCTGCTTCAAACTGATTGACGTCAGTCGGAGTTAACAACATACCCAACGAGTCGATCACAAACAGAATCTTAGGACGTTCGCCCTCAGGTAGTGCTTTGTAATCACTCATAAATGTAGCAATAGTTTTAGCTACATCATCAATCATGGCCATTGATAACTTTAGTAGTTTATCGGGACTAGTATCCACACCCAAGGCCTGCATCCAGCTTTCGTCTAGTGCATTTTCACTATCAACCAATATAACAAAAATGCCTTGAGCTTGTGCATTTTTAATAATGTTGCCAGAACAGAAATATGATTTTCCTGCACCTGATTCACCTGCAAATACAGTTACTTTACCTAGTGGTACACCTTTGTTGAAGTCGCCACTAATGAGATAGTTTAAGGCAAAGTTACCTGTACTAATCCAATCTGTCGGATCATTGAAGCCAATGCTTAGTCCGTCGATTGATTTAGTAATGTCTTTTCTAAATTTTGATACATCAAATGGTTTTGCCATAATTTATTCCTTAAAAATTTCTATTAATTCTTTATTCGTAGTCAAATCTTTGATCCTAGACCAAGGCATGCTGCCAGGATGCACTTTATAGTGCAGACAAATTTTTGCTAAAAACAAAGATTTTTCCCATGTTTCTAAATCGACTCTAACAACCGTATTGTTAACTGTTTCTTTATAGAGAAGCTTGATATACTCAAGCCAATCTATATATTTCTGGTTTACTTTCATAGTATGATTATAAAAAAGATCACTTTTTTGATCATCCCATTGCCATCCTAATTTATCTTGAATTTGTTTTTTTACTATACTCAAATTGTTATTAAAATAGTCGTCCAGAAAATACGATTCCCCTCCAAATTCCGGAGTATGGTCCATTGAGTTAATTACGTCATAATATGCTTCAGTTAATAGGCTCAACAAATTGTCATTGGTGATATCAACTACAGCCGGTTGATACTTATCATATATTTCATTACGTATATGCAACGGTAAATTTATTACTTTATCATACGAATTACATTCTGGCCACGATGAATCTTTGATGTTTTCGTAAAAATCTGTCCAGAGTTTTTTTTCATCTATTGATTGATTGCCAAGTTGAAAGAATGACGAAATATTGTCGATTGTAGGGGTAGTAAGCCTGAACTTACTGTAACCCATTTTAATCTCTAATAACTTAAACCACGAAGAAGTCTTAATTTCTAAGATACAAGAACCGTCTGCAGGAACAAGTTCTGGTTGTTCAATTATATGAAGTGGACGGAGTATACCAAATTTATACATCTTTCTAATTGCATGAGCGTCGCCAGTTGAAGAAAAAAAGTTGTCTAAATTTAAATCGCATTTACCACACGAGTATAGTATATGAGCGCAAAGGGTATTCCCCATACCCCCTACTCTGTAATCTATTAGATATACCATTGTTATAGTTAATCAGGGCCGTGCTAAGGCCCCTTTCCTTTTATTACTTGTTTTGACGTGCGCGAATCTTTGCCAAAATATCTTCGGCATTCATTGCAGCAGGTTTGTTTTCTGCTACAGGAGCGGCTGCTGCCACTGGTTCGTCTGCGTCAAATGGAACATCGTCATCTACTGCTGCAGGTGCTGGCTTAGATGCCTGTGCGGTAGCCGGAGTTGACGATCCTGCAGGTGCTTGAACACCAGCTGGACGGAAGTACTGACCCCAACGTTCTGTATCATAAGGCTGACCATCAACAGATGCTTCGAACATTTCTTTCATGACTTTAAGCTCAACATCAGTTGGCTTCTTTGGCATAAATGTTGAAAGATCAAACAAACCATGTTTATCAACGGCTGCTTGTTCTGCTTCAGTTAATGCTGATTCCTTACGTGACCACTTTGAAGTATTGTAGTCTGCATATCCGCCTTTGCTGGTTTTAGCAACACGGAAGTCCAGGCCACGCAACAAGTCTGTTGGCATTTCTTCAAGTTCCGGATCCATCAAGGCTGACTTGATAGTTGCAAAGATTTGTGGACCGATGATGAAACGACGGATTGGATTTTCTGGAGATTTGTCATCTGCAATTGGGTTTTCACGAACAAAACCCTGGAACACGTAACTACGCTTCTTCCAGTACTTACGACCCATTTCTTCTAATGACTTGTCTTTGAACCAAGTACGTACTTCTGCAAGAATAGGACATGCTTCGCCCCACATTTCTACGCAAGGTACTTGCACTTGTACTTGTTTGGTGTCCATCTCACCTTTGACACCGTTGAACGGCAAACGAATCATTGCTCGTTCGACCCAAAAGAAAGTGTTTTTGTTGTTGCCGTCTGGAAGGAAACGTAACAGTGCGGATGCACCTTCTTCCATATTCCAGTGTGGGTAAATTGCGTTATCGCCACCGTTTGACGATTGGCCGCCTTTGTTTGATTCTGCTGCTGCTAGACGTGCTCTGATTTCTGCTAAAGATGCCATGATTAAGTTGCCTTTTAAAGTTGATTTACAATATACATACAAACGTATACTAACACTGAGTATACGTGAAAGTATTTAGTATAGCAACATTAAATGGTAAATTTATCTAAGCAATTGTGCCAATCTTATAACACGCTCAACACTCTCACTTGACATGTTACTTTGCTTGGTCATCATGACTCCGTCGGTGTCAAGATCTTCCGAAGTTGTCTCAGCATCGGGATCTAGATTTGGTACATCTGTTGGTAGCGGCGCTGCAGGATCAACTGGTGGAGCTGCAGGATCCGGCATATCTGCGGGCGGAGTAGCAGCAGCATCTGGTTCGGCTGGTGCAGGAACTTCGTCAGCAGGCATTTCAATATTGATTCCTAACTCTGCCAATCTGGCCTGAATCAAGGGTCTGGCGTCAGCATTGGCATCCCTGGCGGCCAATTCTGTCAATTGATCAAATAACTGATCATCGCCTAAGATATCATACAGTTGTTCAGTGGCATTGGTTGCATCTGCACCCACTGGAAGTTCTTGAGCCATCAGTTCTTGTAATTTACTTTCTGATTCAGGAGTATCCGGAGTTGACCAAGTACCTTCTGTTACTGTGTTTGCCCATGATTCAAATTCGGCAATTTCTTTCATGTTGTTATCTTTACGCACAGACAGCTTGGCCAACAGTGGAATAGCTTCTTCAATTCTGGAATCCAAACTCTGTTCGATAAACATGTTTCTGATGTCTTCGGCCATGGCATCAGCTTCAGAAATTTCTGCTGGGTCAAAACTTTGTATCTCCATAACATAGCCGCGTTGGCTGATTATACGCTTGGCCTTGGCCTTGAGAGCTTGATAATGACGAATAGCTGTTTCTGCAAGAACACCAGCATCACCGTCAAAGTGTTTGTGCTTGGAGGCTCGAACAAACTTGCCCAGAATATTCATTTCTTTAACTATTTCGCAGATGTGCTGACCAAATGCATCGTAGGGTGTACCACCTTCTGACACATGGCGTGCCATGGCTCGTCCACCAATCAGATTGGTAAACGGCAACTTGAATCTCTGATCATCACCGGTTTCAACAAACAAGCTTTCAACATAACGAAAACGTGCATCACCTTCACCTAGGGTTCGGTTGTGTTTGATTACCAAGCGTGTTTGCTTGGGCTGATCACTGTAGCTGATCTTTTTATTTCCATAGTAGCCCTCAAACAGGCCTTCCTTGATGGCAGCCATGCCCTGTATGTTGTACTTTAATCGATTGATATTTTCTATGTCAAACTTCAGCAAGTTGTTGCGTACAGTAAATTGCTTGAGCTGATAAAGGAACTCGTACCAAGCATCTTTGTCTCCGCGGTCCATGCTGCGACCAATATTGTCACCAAAGAAAATCTTTAGATTTCTGTCTTGGCCAATCAAGATCACCACTGTGCCGTAGTTTTTGCTTTGAGTTTTCCAGTCAAATGTAAACAGATTCGCTTCAGACGGATCTATTACATCTTTTCCAGATGGGCCTGGTCCAGACACATCTTTTAACTTGGGTTCAAAGTCCTGGGTTATTAGTAAATCGTATAGTTGGGTTGGAGTAGAGTTTTGCATCGTGTATTTATTACATTGTCATAACGAACGGTAGAGGAGCAATCATTTCATCTTGGTGATCGCGCATTTGTGTGTCAAGATCGCTATGATAAGTTTGTAATACCTGTAGCATACGCACTACCAGCAAGGTGGACATAATCAAATCATCCGTTTCGCCCGGTTTGGCAGCATATCCTACCCCGTGTGCAACAAAACTTTTGAGTTCAGTTATCATACTGGCACTGGATATTGTCATTCTATTGCTTTCAATCAAGTGCTTGAATTTTGCACAGGCTGCCAACTTGGGTTTATTACTGGTATTAAATCCCTTGCGGCCTTTGCCAGGTTCACTTATACTGATCAGCGCAGCTTCACCGATGCTGTTGTTTTCTACAGAATAGTAAATGCTTTTAGGATCTTTAACCACATCGTTGAGATGGCGTATAATGTCGGCCAGTATGCGTATCTGTGTAGGAATGTCTGTGCGATTGTGACGCCACTCTGCTACTTGTTCTGTTGAATTGGCTTCGAACACTTGTATGGCAGCGGGATCGCCACCTGTGCCCAGGCTAGGATCTAGTCCTACAACGTATATACGATTGGCTTGTGGTTTTTTGTACCAGCGCACTTCGCCTGTCTTGTATAGGGGATTACGTCCTTCTAGGTCAATCAGTCTGGCAGGTGCTATCAGTGTTTCGTCTGCAATGATAAATTCGCAGTCCATTTCACGGCGAAAACGATCCACTCCCAGGGCTGCACGTTGTTGCTGTGCCCAGGATTCATCGCGGTCAGGATGTTCGTTCCAAAAGCTGCGATATGCTTTGAATCCGTTTTGTCCTACTAGGGTAGGGTTTCCGTATTCATCTTCGCACTTGTTGGCACCTTTCCACAGCAGCGCAAATTGATCTTCATCACTGTTTGGCGTTGATGTAATAATTGCTTTACCACCAGTTGCCAGAGTAGGTGAGATAGAAGTCCAGAACTCTGTGGCAATGGTAGGGCGTACAAATGCAAATTCGTCTGCATATAGCAAGGAGATACTCATACCACGGCCTGTGTTTTCAGTTGTTGTAGCTGAAACTATACGGCTGCCGTTATCAAATTCTATCGAGCCCTTGTTATAGTTAGTGGCTCCGGCACGAATATGATCTGGTACTGATTCATAAGCATAGCGGATACGCTGCATGATTTCCTGCGAACCAGTGTATTTGTGTGCTGCTACAAGGATTGTACTATCAGGCACAAACATGGCATACCATAGTAGATAACCAGCAGCACTTGTGGATTTACCAGTCTGTCTGGGCATCATGGAGATACTAAAGCGATAGTTATGATACACTTCGATTAGTCTTGTTTGATACTCAAATGGATGATACTTCATGCGTCCTTGTGTAGGATGCTGAATGTAAAAGAAGTTATCCATAAAGTATAACGGACCTGTTATGGGGTCAGCACACAGCATAAACTCATCTATTTGTTGCTGTGAGTATGTGATCTTGGCATAAGGAGTTTTAACTAGATTTATTTCGTTCTTAGACATTTTATTTTACATCCACACTACGTCGTCGCTGGCACACAAAAATATAATAGTGTTCTTGTACTTGACCGCGTTCGTCATTATACTCTAAAGGGAACGTGTAGTCAAACCATTGTATATCAAATCCAGTACGCTGTAGCAGTTGCAACCACATGGTGCGGTCCAGTATGCTGTAGTGATTGCGATTTTCTTCGTGTTTGACTTCGCAGTTGGGTGCCGGAACTTCTAAGTACAAGTGTCCGTTATTTTTCAACACACGATTGTATTCCAGTAAAGTTATATAAGGGAACGGCGAATGTTCCAAGCTGTGACGGGAAAACAGCAAATCCACTGATTCATCGCGATCGTCTAAGAAATTCATGTCACCTTGTACAATCGTGTGTCCATTTTGTCGTGCTAGTTCAGCATCTTCGCGATTCAAGGTAATACCAGTAGTATTAGTATATTCTCGGGTTTTCATTTCGTCAAGGAAATAACCAGTTCCGCAACCCAGGTCAATAATTCGGGCTGTTTTGGGCAAGTTCAAGGGATCAACAAAACGCTTGACAACATCAGCTGTGATGGTTTTATGAAACGGGCTGTGCCCTTCGCTATAGACTTGGGATAGCACATGATCGTAGTAAAACTTTATTTTGAGATTGTTATTTGCCATGCATTTACTTAGTCAAGACAACTAATATATGCAGTTATTATCTTGGATAACCTTTGAAGGCTTTTATGGGACTTTGTGTATCAACAAACCCAGGCTCTTTGCTTGCGGCTGTGCTGACTAATTTTTTACCGCCGGGAGTTTTAGTCATTGCCAAGGCTTGGTCAATAACTGACTCTACTGAAGAATTCATACCTACCACAAGACCGTGCTCGCCAAATACCGAATCTGCGTCCCAGGTTGGTTTAAACGGATCTATTGCGTTGTTCTGTGGATTCAATTTATCAGCGTCGTCGCTTCTGGCACGAGCCATAGCAACACCAAATCTATAGTTTTTGTAAGGATCGGCTGCACTTAACCCTGGTATGATGTAGGTATAACGCATGGGATCTGCTTCTTCTGGCGGTAGTACTCCGTCTGACGCAACAGATTTATTTTTATTTTCGTGAATAAATTCTCTAGCTCTCATCTGGGATAGCCTCGAAAACTTTTAACTGGACTGACAGTATTGACTTCAGACATTTCTTCGCTATCTAAATCACCCTTGTTCAAATCTTTATATTCTAATCCCGCAGCTTTGTATGCCAATTTAAGCATGTCCTGTTCTTCTGGAGTGTAAGGGTGTGTAGTGTTGTGTTTGCCTACCCAACTTTCAGCATCCATTTTGATTGGGTTCACTCCATCACTGCTGGCCACAGCCATCATCAAACGATTCAAATCATACAATCTGTCATATGTGTCTATTTTCTTTGAAAACACATTCAACCCGCGAGTGCCTGCCTGAAGCCTGCGAGAAATTTTAACATCTGCTGTTTCAGTTATTTTAGTAGAAACGAATTCTCTGGCTCGCACGTTGCTGCCTTATACCTGGCGTACTGCGTATTTGCCAGAGCTTGTTGTACCAATTTCTTGTGCAGTAAAATTGCTACCAGCAATAGTGAGTTTATTCCCTACACCTACAAATACAGTTTGTGTATTGTTTGCAGGAACAGAAACTGAATTACCGTACAGGTTGCCAGTGGCACTTGGATAGACAAGATCTACGTTAAAAGTCACAGCAGTATTTCCTGTGGCAATTTTGCATTTGTCTGTGAACCAGGCTTGTGCTGATACTGATGTATATACGTTTGCTTGTGGCATTTATGATTCCTTTTATTCTATTAACTTAGCTCGTTGTAGTATAAGTCGTAATTCTGCGCTTTCTTCTAATGCACTCACAGGAGCAAGATCAACGGCCTTGGCCAATAGTGGATCGTTGCTGGCAGCATCTTCTTTGTATAACCAGCCCGGTGGAGGAGTTTTGGTTATATAATGACTGACTATATCATTGTCCTGTATAACAAC